TGAGCAGATTGAAACAGTAGGGCATTTTGTTGAACCTGTACCCGAAAAAAAGAAAGAATCTGAAGTAAAGACAAAGTAGAAAGGATGTTTGTATAGTGAAAGAAACAACTTATGAATTGAGGGATTTATGCAGCAAAGACATTTTTCCAATGTTTAAGATCATCAGTAAAATTGGAGTAAAAGAATTCAAGAAATGCTTCGAATCTGATGAAGTAAAGCAAATGATTGCAAGCGGTGGAACGGATAATGTTGATTCGATTGGAATGACGATTATCATGGATGTTGTTAGTATTGTGGTAGACAATATTGCAAGATGCGAAAAAGATATTTACAAGCTTTTGTCAGGACTTTCAGGAATGAAAGAATCAGAGATTGCAGAACTTCCTATGAACACTTTTGTCAAAATGGTAATTGATGTAATCAAAAAGGATGAATTCAAGGATTTTATTCAGGTTGTTTCAGAATTGTTCGAATAGGTGACATTCAATTTATGGACTTGCTATTTAGTAGATATGCAAGTCCATTTTTGTTGCTTGATTCAATGATTGGCTGTGGACGTTTTTTAGAGTTTGTTAGTGAAATCCATGATATGAATAACGAACGGGTGATAAATGATACCTTGTTTGATACATGGCTTCATAAGGATTTTGAAAACGACTATTACGAGTTTAGAAGATTGATGAAGCAGCCGATTGAAGTAGAATCGCAAGACATTGATTTTGAAACAACTATTAATTGTTCGAGAGATATTTTGAAGAATTTCAATCCAAATGACAGATAGAGAAATACAGAGGAAAGGAGGAGATGTGAAATGGAACTTTTTAAACTGGTTGGAAAAATAGCAGTGGACAGTTCCGAAGCAAACACGAAGATAAATGAGGTGTCTCAAAAGGCAGGCTTGCTTGCAACAACGGTTGGTACAAAAATGCAAAGTGCAGGTGATAAAATATCGGGAATTGGTGGAAAGATGAAACCGGCAACGGTAGCTATTGCAGGAATTGGAACAGCGGCGGTAAAAACCTATACTTCTTTTGAGTCGAAGATGTCAAATGTGCAGGCTATATCGGGGGCGACAGGTGACGACCTGATAAAACTTTCGGACAAAGCAAAAGAAATGGGTGCAAAGACGAAGTTTTCAGCTTCTGAATCTGCGGATGCGTTGTCCTATATGGCTATGGCGGGATGGAAAACAGATGATATGCTTAATGGTTTGGAAGGTGTCATGAATCTGGCTGCTGCATCCGGTGAAGACCTTGCGTCAACATCCGATATTGTAACAGATGCGCTGACGGCGTTTGGAATGTCAGCAAATGAATCAACGCACTTTGCTGACATTCTTGCTACAACATCATCTAACGCAAATACGAATGTTAGTCTGATGGGTGAAACTTTTAAGTATGTTGCACCAGTAGCCGGTTCCCTTGGTTATAAGGCAGAAGATGTTGCTACAGCTGTTGGACTTATGGCTAACAGCGGAATAAAGGCTTCACAAGCAGGTACGTCCTTACGTTCTTTACTGACGAACCTTGCAAAACCTTCTGATACTGTTGAAGCATCCATGAAAAGGCTTGGTCTTTCGCTTACCGATTCAAGTGGCAAAATGAAACCTATGTCACAGCTTACAGAAGAATTGAGGGACAAGTTTTCAGGACTTACAGCAGAACAAAAGGCACAAGAAGCAGCGAGCCTTGCAGGCAAGACCGGTATGTCCGGACTTCTTGCTATTGTGAATGCTAGTGATAAAGATTATAAAAAACTGACAAAATCAATTGATGAATGTGACGGTTCTTCAAAGAAAATGGCTGACACCATGATTAACAATTTGAGTGGACAAATTACGATATTGAAATCGCAGCTGGAAGGCGTGGCTATTCAGATTGGTGAAATTGTTGTGCCAAAAATTAAAGAGTTTGTAACGCATATTCAGGGACTTGTTGACAAGTTTTCAAAACTGGATAGGGGTACACAAACGACGATTGTTAAGATTGCTGGAATTGTTGCTGCGATCGCACCTGTTCTTCTTACTGTTGGTAAATTGTCATCAGGAATTGGAAAGATTATTACTTTGTTTGGAAGAATTGGCGGTCTTGCTTCACCAATTGGAATTGTTGTTGCTGCAATCGCTGCGTTGGCAGGTGTATTTGCTTATGCATATAAAAACAATAGCAAATTCAGAGAACAGGTAAACGGACTTGTATCAGGATTACTACCTGTTATTGAAAAGTTAAAAACGGTGTTTACTAATTTGTGGACAGGAACGCTGCAACCATTGCTTAGCAATCTTGCAACCTCATTTACAAGTACGTTGTCTCAGATATTGCCAGCATTGACGAATATCATACAGACAGTACTTCCACAGTTAGCAAATGTAATTGCTACGATTGTTCCGTTGATTGCAAACATTGTGGCAACGGTACTTCCGCAGTTGGCAGATATGATAAACACAATTCTTCCACTTATTATGAATTTTGTTTCGCAAATAATGCCAACAATAATGAGTGCCATTCAAGCAATATTGCCGGTTATAACAAATCTTGTGCAGACTGTTTTGCCACCACTGATGACAATCATACAATCCATAGTTGGCGTCCTTATGCAGGTGATTCAAACGGTTTTACCGCCAATTATAAATATCATAAATACAATTGTTCCTATAATTATGAACATTGTATCAGTGTTGTCATCGGTTCTTATGCCAATTATAAACACAGTTGTGAATATTCTTGGTGTGATATTACCGCCAATTATATCGGCGCTTGGAACGGTTATTACATTTATTGCAAATGTGTTCATAAATGCATGGAACATAATCAAGACTGCATGGAGTGTTGCTGCATCTGTGTTTAGTGCAATATGGAACAAAATTAAGGTTGTGTTTGGCCCGGTGGCTGCCTTTTTCAAAAAATGTTTTGGTGCCGCATTTACTGCTATCAAAACAGTGTTTGGTGTGCTGGTTTCCGTATTTCGTGGAATATGGAACGGAATCAAAGCAGTCTTTAGTCCGGTTATATCGTTCTTTGGAAAGATATTTAAAGGTGCGTGGAATGGAATTAAGTCTGCATTTAGTGCGACTGTAGGATTCTTCAAAACCTTGTGGAGTTCAATTAAATCGGTTTTCAGTGGCGTAGGCAGTTTCTTTTCCAGCGTGTTTGGAGTGATTGGTGATATTTTGAAGGCTCCGATTAACCTGATTATCAAAGGTTTGAACTTTTTAATTAATGGTATTAACAAAATTTCATTTGATGTTCCGGATTGGGTACCGGTTATCGGAGGTGGAAAGTTTGGCTTTGACATTCCAACGATACCAGAGTTAGAGGAAGGCGGCGTCCTGGAAAGAGGTCAGGTTGGATTGCTGGAAGGTAATGGATCTGAAGCGGTTGTCCCACTTGAAAAAAATACCGGATGGTTGGACCAGATTGCGTTAAGATTGGCAAAACTGAATCCGAGCAGTTCGGATGGGGAGTCTGTCCAGAAGTTGGATGCTATTATTACTCTGCTTCAAGAAATGGCAGGAACGAATCGAATTGAAGAGATTCAGAAAGCACTTGCCGGGACTGATATTTCATGGAATAAAAGAGAGATTGGAAGGCTGGTGAAATCATTTGCTTGATTGTATTAAATATGTCAACTCATTTGGCGACACAATTGAATTTAACAAACTGCCATATATGCTCCAATCGTCTGATTTGAAGGACTACAAATGGTCGTATAGTACAAAGAACGAATACAATCCAAAGATATATTCGTTCAGTCGAAATATGGTTGAAAAGAAAGTACAGATTGCGGTGATTGCTTCTACGAAGAAAAAGTATGATGAATACTGCAATAGACTTTTGGAAGTCTTTGAAAAAGATATTTATGCTGTAAAGAAGGGCAAGTTGATCGTCAATGATGATTACTACATGGAAGGTTATTTTGTCCAGAAGCAAATTAAAGATTGGTATGCATCCAAAGTGATAACGAACGAATTCGTATTTGTCAGTGAGACCGGGAAATGGATGAAAGATGTGTATAAGGTGTTTGGTTCATCATATACGCCAATATTTTCAGAAGATAATCCGGATGTCGGTTTTTGCCCGAATGATTTTCCTTTTGATTTTGCACCGGCATCCGATGCAAACAAACTGGTGAGTGACAGTTTCGTTCCATTTGATTTTGAAATCGTATTTCATGGAGCATGCGAGGACCCTACGTTGATTGCAGGCGGCAAGGTTTATCGTGTATATACTGCGTTGGAAGAAGGCGAATATTTGACCATTAACAGCATAGAAAAAACGATTGTAAAAACAAAGGCAAATGGTGAAAAGGTAAACGAATTTTCAAGACGTGACAGAGAAAATTATATCTTTGAAAAAATGCCAGCGACAGATGGAAGAACATTGATGCAGTGGCAGGAAGGTTGTATTGTTTCTGTTCGTTCTTTTACGGAAAGGAGTGAGCCAAAATGGATTTGATATATGCGGACGAGAATCGGATTGACCTTGGAGTGCTGCAGGATTATAAGTTTGACCTTGCGTATGGTGAAAGTGAAAATGACTTTGAGTGCACGGTTTTGCTTGATAACAACCCATGTCAGCAGGATTATATTCTCTATATTGAAGGTACGGAATACGGAGGGATTATTGATAGTATAGCGCCGGACCCGGATAATAATAAGCTGGCTTATAAGGGAAGAACATGGCACGGAGTGCTAAACAGTAAAGTATTAGAGCCGGATGCCGGGTATGATTATCTGACGGTATATGGCGATGCAAATGAGGTTGTTCTCGAACTTATCGAGAGAATGAATCTTACAGATACATTTTTTGTTAGTGGTGATTTGTCTGGCATTGAAGTTAGAAATTATCAATTTCGCTATGAAAATGGATATGATGGAATACGGAAAATGCTTCAATCGTATCATGCAAAACTGTGTATGAAATGGCAGGGTAATAAAGTATTGCTTTGGTGTGAATTGCTTTGCGATTATTCGATTGATGAAGAATTTGATACATCGCAGGTTTCTTTTTCGATGCAGAAAAACTTTAATTTATGCAACCATATAATCTGTCTTGGCCAGGGTGATTTGAAAGATAGGCATGTGATACATATTTTTTCGAATGAAAACGGTGGTATTTTACCATATGCTTTGACGGATAATCCAATGCAAGATAGTGATTACATCCTTGATAAGAGAAATCAATCGTTGTTTGGCAGTGCAGAGATTGCGGAAACGTATGACTTTAGTTCAGCGGAAACGATTGAAAATTACCTGCCACTGCCGAATGAGCCTCCGGACTGGAAACAAGATTATACGAAGTATTTTCAAATTTCAGATGGAAGTTATAAGGAGATTGAGAGGAATCTTCAGGATGTGTATGTGTTGCAGACGGTGCAGCCGTGGAACTGGAACTCAAATTACAAAGACTACTTTTATTTATCAAATGGTGAATACAATAACGTGGAAAGTGAATCAAAAACGACTTATGTACTGTTGACAAAACAACCATCTGACTGGGCGGCTAATTACAAGGACTATTTTGAAGTCAAGGAAAATGAGTATGCTGCCGTTGACAGTGTGACTGTTGAAATATATAAGAAACAGACAAAACAGCCAAACGACTGGAATAAAAATTATGGTAATTATTATGTTACAGATGGTATTGATTACAGTCAATGTTCTGCAGACTCAAAGGAAGTTTATAATTTGCAGGTGCGTCAGCCATCCGATTGGAAACATACATATAAAGACACTTATTGTATTTATTTTAATGGTAAATATGTAAAATGTGGAGATTTAGCCATTTATAAAAAGAAAGCACCTAAGTGGCGGAAAAAT